AAACCATAGTCGGTTGATCGGGTGAAGTAGTCACCTTCAAGGTCGGTTGCCTTCGTATCGCCAAAGCGCACAAGATAACCTTTGACATAACCGAGCCTATCGCTCTTGATTCCGTCTACTGTAGATGTCAGCACGTCCATGGCGTAAGTATCCCACACACCCTATACAAGCTCTCTGAGTGGCCGTACACGGGTATTAGGCCCCCAGTCTTGGTTAGGTACTACTTGCACAAAATCAGCAAGCGGTTTGCCTTCCATATACATCGCGTATCTTTGAGGCCCCATGATGGCTACCTTGTCAGCATCCGAAAGACCAGCAAGGATGCGCTCAGGTGTTGCTACCGGAGGTCTGGTATCAGGGATGGAAGAATCCCCGGTAATCTCCGCCCACGACATCGTTACCGGAACCATGACACACCTACAGTTCGGATGGCTTGGCATAATCTCATCTGTAGCCGAAAGCGTACCAGACAAAGCCAGACAGGCTAAACACACCCTGCTATCTTGGGTGGCTTGCCGTCTGTATCCTTGCACCGCAGGGTTCTGCGTATAGAGTTGCCTTTGCGCTTCACGGGCACTTCGGATCATCTCAGTACGCGCTATTGTCTCAGCTCGTTGCCTGCCAATGTCAGCCGCACGTTTTACCCTTCGTGCTACTGTCCGTGGCCCTTCACCTAGGCTGATACCTTGTACCAAAGCCATCTGCATAGCGTCAGTGGTTACCTGCGGTATGGTCGCAAATAACTCACCCAGAGGGCTTCCATCACCCGAAAAACCGACAAAGGCTTGCAAGGATTCGTCTGGCAAGGCTGTCCATGTGTAGCCGAGTGAGACGTTAGCCGGTTTACGACCTGCCGCCGCTTCAACCAAGCGTCCGCTCGTCTCATTCGCAAGGATGGCGGATTCGAGTTGTCCATCTGCTGTTATGGTTGCCCCCTCGATTGCAAAGGCTTGCAAGTTACGACCAAGTTCCTCAATGCTATCTATGATGCGTTGACGCATCCAGAGGATAGTTTGGCTTGGGTCTTCACCGTTTGCCTCACGCTCTGCGATGCGTTCTTCTAGTGCCTCAAGTTCTGCAATCGATGCAGCGGTAGCGGCTTTGTACGCTCTCTGCATCCGAGATATGGCTACGCCTTCACGCTCCAGTAAGTCATTCCTGAACTTCTGCGATGCGGCATAGATTCTGCCCGTACCATCGTCTACTCGTTTGTATGAGCCTCCATCAGCTCGTACCCGTAAAAAGGGTGAGACTTGTACACCACCCCCGGGGTGCAGGAATGCAGTTCATCAAGGCTCTTGGCGGCTTCATCACGCAGGGTAACCGGTGCGGCTCCCGTGTGTTGCACTGGCAGGTTCAGGAAGTTGGTCACGCTACCCGGGTCGTAGCCAGAGCGGATAAGAATACCAGCCGCGTTAGTTGTCTCTGCCAGCGATGCACCTGTACCAGCCTGTGTGCTAATAGCGGATGGATGCAGGATACCTTCGTCCTCTGGTACGGCTTCAAGACCAGCTATGCGCTTGGCTTCTGCACGGTCAATGATGCCAGCCTTGTACAGTTTCTCCGCACGATCGGCTTCCGCTGAAAGGTCATCAGCCAAAGCGCGGACACCTTCAAGGTCATACTGGATGTAGTCACCCTGCTGGGTCTCTGGGTACTCTGGCAGGAGGTCAGCGGTTATGGCATCAGCCAAGACACGCAGGAGGGGAACCATGCCGTCTTCCCATGCTGCCTGCTGTGCGCGCTCAAAGTTGTTGTAAGTGCTACGCTCAAGACCAGCACCGAGTCCCAAGACCATTGGGTTGAGTCCAAGGGCTGAACAGATACGCTCTTCCGGTACGCGTCTCACAGAATCTAAAGCAAGCTCTGATGGCGTTAGGGATACCCTATCCATCTTGTAGGCTCCGGTCATGACAACAATACCGCCGGAACCATCACCGCTCAGGTCTTCGTGTAGTTGTCGCTTGACCTGCCGTGCATCGTCCATTGAGATATCTACGGTCTGGTCTTTGGCATCAGGGCCGACGATAAGCGACGGCATCGCGCCATTCGCAAGTAATCCCCATGCCGTGGTTGATGCCGTGTTGTCGGTTGCAATCTCGCGCAAGACAGCGGTAACCGGGCTACGTCCAAGGCGAATATCGGAAGGTTCCCTGCCGTACCGGATGTGGATGATGTCAGATACCGGGATGTCGAAAGACCGACCATCCGTGGTGTAGACATAATGGGTAAGCGGGTTGATGCCGTTACCTACCGGTCTAACCATGTCTTGCGGAAGGAACTGCAAAGCGGTTACCACGCCACGGGTAGTGCTTCTAATCTTCCGGAGGTAGGTGTTGCCGAATAGTTTGTAGTCTTGGATAACCCAGCTCCAAAATAACGAACCCATGACCATCGGATCAGGTTGCGCCATAAGAGCGATTACCGGGTGGTCTTCTACTGGTTCCGCTTGCTGGCTGTCAACCGGGCGGTAGTACTTAGGCGTAGCCTGTGGGTAGTTCCGAATGTACCAGTCGATGGCAGATGCCACGATACCGTTTAGCCCAAGGTCTCCCGCTACTCTTGCCCAGTCTTTGGTGCTCCCCGGAAGCGCACGGCGCAGGAGTGTCTGCAGCTGACCAGAGCCATAGCCGGTTAGGTAGACATCACGGGACTGGCTAAGCGGCAGTGGTAGTGCTTGTGTCGGGTTGGCTACAGCCTTGCCCCCCAAGAATCGGTCAAAGATACCCATGTGCCTAGTATCCCACAGGAGGCCTACGGCCTGCTCCGCTCAATAAAAAAGCCCCCTTGCGGGGGCCTGTGGCGGTTCCTTTGATTACTTCCAGATTTGAATGTGTGCGTTGTTTGTGTGGAAGTGAATCTCAATACAGTTGGCTGTATTCTCATTAGCCTTTAGAAAGCAGTTTCCGTTTGACTTGTTTACCATCTGCAGAACACGTGACTTACTGATGTTCAAGTAACATCCTGTGTTGCAGTAGCAGAATGATCCGCCGTTGATGATTGCTTCACGTAATACTAAGTTCATTGTTTATCTCCTGTATCCCCTTGGATGTAGATAATATACACTCTAAGTATATATACTGCAAGTATATAAGAGATATATTTTCACACCGCTCCCCATCCTTTGCGCTGTCCTATCACCTGCCAAGCGTATGCCATCGCGTCCACTACGTCATCATGCCTACCAACGGGGAAGGATAACAGTTCATCCTGCCAGTAAGGTGGCAGACCTTCAACGTGCACAACCTGCCCTTGCTCGTACCGGGCCTCCAGAGGCGCAAAGCGGGTTATCTTGTCACGGTCTGGGCGAATGCCCCGGATAGGAAGTTTTGTGCGCCTCATAAGCTCCTGCACAACTGCCGCCTGATACTGCACCTGCTCAATGCCAATCATAACCGGTTTCCACTTTTCAGCCATTGCCTCGATGAACCTAAGCACGGAAGCAAAGTCAGCACGGGTACGGTTAACATCCAGCACGTACAAGGTTCCATCCTCTGCACGGCTCAAAGCAACCACGGCGGTGTAGTCTGCCTCTGCCTTGGTGCTGATGGCAAGGTCAACGCCAAGGTAGACAGGCAACCCTTCAGGCGCATCACCAAAGCGTAACCATTCACGTTTTACTCGTGCACCAGCTGCATCGACGAACTCAGCTAAATACTCCTGCCTAAACGCGATACTCGGCAGAGATTCTCCAGCCTTGTCTACTTCGGTTGCATCTATCCAAGGGTTAGCGGTAGTCGGCATCTGCCATGACATCCAATCGCTATCTGCACCAGCAAAGTTGTATAGCGTCTTGAAGTAATTAGAGCCTTTAGGTGTTGACAGAAAGAATGCATCGCCCTTGTAGTCTGTAAGCGTTGGGCGTATGGCTTCAGTCCATGCTTGCTCTAAGTGCCTAGCCATAGCTGCCTCGTCAATGATGACGCGTTTATATTTTCTTCCACGGGCAACTGTGGAAGGGTCATCCAAAGTCCAGTAGTCAATCGCTGCCCCGGTTATGAGTTCAATGCGTGGTGCTGGTGTCTGAACAGCTCGCCGGATAACAGGAGCATAGATACGCTTATGGTCGTTGTATGCCTCTTCTAGAAGCCTGTAGGTAGGTGCAAACCAAGCACAAGGCAATCCATCCCGGAGAACCGGATCAGATAAAAGGTTTCCACCGAGTGTTGTTTTCCCGAAGCGTCTACCGCAGGCAAGCACGTTGTACCGCTTGGCTTCCCGCAGTATCACCTGCTGGGCTTCGTGAGGCCTTGGCAGGACTAGTCGAATATCAGGCATTAGTTACCTTCTACGGGTCTTGCAGGAATCGAACCTACGACCATCCTCCCTCTTGCAAGAGTACGCTCTACCACTGAGCTAAAGACCCATGAAATCAAATGTTAAACACCAGTGCTACCTAACCCGCCAACACGCTCATCTAGCTGTACATCATCACCCGTAAAGTACTGCACAAAGACAACCTGAGCGATGCGCTCACCACGCTCTATTACCCAATCACCCTGCGTCCTGTTATGTAGTAACACCTTGATGGTGTCCCCATAGTCAGCATCGATGATGCCGGGAGCGTTGGCAACAGCAAGACCACGCAAGGCTAGACCAGACCGGCTACAGACCATAGCGCAAAGGTGTGGTGGAAAGATAGCAAGCGTACCCGTGTCAATGCCTACAGTAGCACCAGCAGGAATAACGATGTCCAGCTGAGAGCGTAGATCGTACCCGGCAGAATGCTTTGTAGCCCTTGTGGGTTTGACCCCATGAAACCGTATATCTGTCATTCCACAATCTCCCAATCATCAAATATAATCAAGCCAAAAAGCACGTCGTAAGGCAATGATTCTCCTGCGAGTTTAGTCAAGTCAAAACGATAATGAAGTCCAGATTCATCACCTGTCCGTACATATGCCACCCAGCACTCTGGCTCCCATTGTTTACTGCGTATCTTTTTGCCTTTTAGTAAGGCATCAAACGCCTGTCGTTGTGTAACGCCTTTATTCATGGCTTATCAGCGTACTCCACGATTACCTTGACCGGTGAGCCGTCTGCCCCAGTCTGCTCTACCCTGCTAGACCACTCGGCTTTGTGCTTCCGTTCAAGCCACCATGCAGCCGCTTGCCATGTCGTTTCAGAAGCATCACGAATGACTGAAACCATCTTGGCTTCCGCTTTACCTTCTGCTTTTTCTACTGCTTCCGCAAATTCGGGATAGGTC